CGGACATTTTTGTCCGAATTTAGGCTTATGATTGTGCCTTAAACAATCAGACACACAAACACACACAGGAAAGGGACAATTATGTCTAATCCATTTGAACTACGCTTTAAACTCCTTGAAATGGCTCAAAGCTACCTTCAGGATCAACTAGAACGCAGTCAGAACGCTTTTTCAAGTGCATGGTCACTTGCACAGGAACAAGGAGAAGCGAATATGAAGTTATGGAGTGAACTTCAACCCGATTCTTATTCCATTGAGGATATAAAGAAAAAAGCATCGGAATTATATGAGTTCGTAGAAAAGAAGTAGTAGTTTAGTTTTAGGGTTACTTTGTTCATTGGTAATAAGGTAACCCTATACAACCATGAAAAATAGAAGTACAGTTCCGATATTGCAATGAAAATTGAGTTAAAATTAGAGTCTGATTTAGAAGTAGAGTTTACTCCAGACTTCAACATGCCTAATAATGCACAGATAGAGAAGGTTACGTGGACTTTACCTAATCCTATAAATACTAAAACAATTCAACTACTAGATCCAGAATACTTTCTTATAGGAAAAGATGAAACAAATGAAACTTAGTTTATTAGCTATTGGGCTACTTTTAATGAGTATAGTAGCTATAGCAGAACCTCCAATTCATGATTACTATCCACAAAGAATACAATCTCCTTCTCCTTCTCCTTCTCCTTCTCCACCTTCCGCACAAACCGCAGTAGATGATGTAATAACGATTCTGCTAGATCAGGGTTTTGCAGGAGCTATTATCGTAATTCTGTTCCTGTGGACTTACCGAACAGATAAGAATAATAGAATCACTCAAAAAGAAAACTTCGATAAGTTCGTTGAAATTAGTGCTGAATGTTCTGCTAACATGGCATCCGTTAGTACTAGGTTAGAAAACATAGAACGAGAAATTGAAGCAACCAAACAGCTTGAAATGCTTCAAGCATCAAGAAAAGGATAATTATGATTGGATTATTAGCACCATTAATAGGTGGAACAGTAAAAACACTCTGTATGAGTATGCTGAGTGAGAAGCTTTTAATTGAGGTAACCCTGATTTTATTAACAAAATTAGTAGCTTCTACGGATAATAAGCTAGACGATCAGATCCTAGAAAGTTATAAAAAGTCCATAGGTAAATGAGATTTATACTTACTGGATTACTCCTACTAATAAGTACTCAAGTTTTCCCAAAAGAAGAATTAAAGTTCTCTACTGATAAAATAAGAGCTATGTGGTTTATGTGTGCTACTCAATTCCAAAGAGTTGCACCTACTATATCTCAAGAAGAAAGAGTTAGATTGTGTGACTGCTATGTGGATCACATGAGAAGTATTTTTACTCCTGAACAAGTAACTGCTCTTACTCCTGAAGAATCTAAAAAACTAGGAATGAAAATGAATCTTATTTGTCCAACTGAACCACCATTTACTTTAGAAGAATCTACATAACATGGGAATATCATCAGAAAACTTTAGCAGCAAAGAGTTATCCTGCTCACACTGTGGAGAAAACAAGTTCGATCAGAAAACTTTAGATGCCTTACAAGAACTCAGAGAAGTTTTAGGAAAACCTCTTTCTCTCAGTTCTGCTTATAGATGTTCAGTACATAATGATAAAGTTAGTTCTTCAGGAACTGATGGTCCACATACCACAGGACAAGCTATAGACATTCTCTGTTCTGGAAAGTTTGCTTATAAAATCCTGAATTACGCTATGATACGTTCTAGTATCTGGAAAGGCATTGGAGTAAGTCAAAAAGGAAATCATAATTCTAGATTTCTACATCTTGACACAATTAAAGCCGATAATAGACCCTGGATATGGAGTTATTAAAACATGAAAGATGAAGCTTTAAATTCTCTTTTTGATGCAGTAGCAGATGAACTACTAACAAAAATCAAATCTGGAGAAGCAAAACCTGCTGACTTAGCAGTAGCTGTAAAGTTCCTAAAAGATAATAACATTACTTGTCTTCCTACAGATGGTAACTCTTTAGGAGAACTTCTGAAGAGTATGCCATTTAATACAGAAGATAATATACAATTCAACAGTTTTCAAAGAAATTAAAGAAGATTTGAACTCTCAGAACTCTTCCTAAGAGATTAAAAGAGATTAGTCTATAGGATTTAGCCTGTAAATTCTTTTCTTTTAATACAGAGCGATCTGAGCATTATTAGAGCTATTTTAACTTATTTGCAGAAGTGTATTAATGACTAAGAAGAAAATAGAGAAAAATCCATTACTAGATTTTAGAAACTTTGTTTTTTTGGTTTGGCAGCATCTAAACCTTCCAGATCCTACTCCTGTTCAGTATGATATGGCTGAATATCTTCAATATGCTCCTAAAAGAGCAGTCATAGAAGCTTTCAGAGGAGTCGGGAAAAGTTATATTACTTCTGCATTTGTATGTTGGAAACTACTTTTAGATTCTGAAACTAAAGTCTTGGTGGTTTCTGCTTCTAAAGTTAGATCTGATGATTTTTCAACTTTTACACAAAGATTGATAAATGAATTACCGATTTTATATCATCTAAAATCTAGAGAAGGACAAAGACAAAGTAAAGTGGCATTTGATGTTGGTCCCTGCCAGGCTAGTCATAGTCCAAGTGTGAAAAGTGTAGGTATTACAGGACAATTAAGTGGATCACGTGCAGACATAATAGTTGCTGATGACGTTGAAGTTCCAAATAACTCAATGACTCAGACAATGAGAGATAAACTTTCAGAAGCAGTAAAAGAGTTTGATGCAGTACTAAAACCTGATGGATCAATTGTCTATCTTGGTACTCCTCAGACAGAGATGAGTCTTTATGAAACACTTCCTGAAAGAGGTTATGAAGTTAGGATCTGGCCTAGTCGCTATCCTGACGAAAAACAAGTTATTAGATATTCAAATAAACTTGCTCCATTTATTCAAGATAGGCTTGATCGTGGTTATACTGTTGGAGATCCTACTGATCCATTACGCTTTGATGCCGAAGACCTTCTTGAAAGAGAACTTTCCTATGGTAGATCAGGCTTTGCTCTTCAGTTCCAATTAGATACAAGTCTTTCTGATGCAGATAAGTACCCATTAAAGTTGAGTGACCTTATAATAATGGGCGTAGATTCTACTACTGCACCTGAAAAACCCGTATGGACAAGAGATCCAAGAAATAAACTTATTGATCTTCCAAACGTAGGACTTCCAGGTGACTTCTTCTATTCTCCAGAAACTAAACTCGGAGATTGGATTGAATATTCTGGTTCTGTTCTTTCTATTGATCCAAGTGGAAGAGGAAAAGACGAAACTGGATATGCAGTAGTAAAGATGCTTAATGGTTATCTTTACCTTTCTGAATGTGGAGGACTCAGAGGTGGTTATAAGAATGAAAACCTTGAAGCTCTTTCTGTAATTGCAAAAAGAAATAATGTGAATCTTATTCTTATAGAGTCTAATTTTGGAGATGGAATGTTCATGGAACTCCTGAAACCAGTTCTTAGGAAAATTCATAATGTCTCTATTGAAGAAATAAGAAGCTCTGTTCAAAAAGAGAAAAGAATAATTGATACTCTTGAACCTGTTATGAACCAGCATAGACTTGTGGTTGATCCAAAGATCATTGAAAAAGATTATAGTACTGTTCAAGATTATCCTGTTGAAACTCAATGCAGATACATGCTCTTTCATCAAATGACAAGAATTACAAAAGAAAAAGGAGCCTTGATTCATGATGATAGACTTGATGCTCTTCAAATGGCAGTTCAGTATTGGGTTGACTATATGGCTGCTGATGCAGAAATAGAAATCAGAACAAGAAAAGAAGAACTCTTAGATATTGAACTAGAGAAATTTGTAGCTGGAATAATGGGAACTGAAAACAAGTCCTTAGTCTCTACTTGGATGTAAAAATATGTTCAGGGTGGAAACCCTTAGTAACACTGAAAACAACCAGTATTAAGTTTACATAATATTCAATTCCGCTACTATAGGTAAGAACAAAAACAAAATCCCCCCCTTTATAAGAGTTTATAAGAGTTAAGAGTTCGATTAGAGATTGAAAAGAACCAGGAGGGGGAGAAGTCCCCCGAAAAAACCCTCTTTATAAGTTATTATAAGTTATTATAAGCTTTTTTCTTTTTTTTCAAAGGGCTACCGCCCCTGCTGAAATATAAGCTTATATCAATTCCCCAATTCCTCCTAAACTCCTTCCTAACTACTTCCTATA